CTTAATCGGCGCCTACTCCCAGGGGCCCCCTCCCGCGAGGACTGGGATACGGCGGACCAGTAACCGACATAACTCGGGTAACTGGATTACCGGCAGGCCGAAAGCCTGTCGGACGCCCTTCCTTGAATCGCGGGAAGATCCCCCTGGGGGAACTGGTTGACGAGGCCAGTTTAGATTGGTCTCGGCAGCTGGAGGACCGCTTTACCGGCTCTCCCCCTGGTGACACAGTAGTAGCTGTGTGCAGGAGTCTCCTCGTCCACATGCTTGGTTAAAGACCTTTATCCGGTTATCCAGGATTTAGCCTGGGTCCGGGGCATGTAAAATGGTACGGGTAGACTCCTACTCTAGGAGGAGAGCTGGTGAGGAAGGTCCCGCTACCGGTTACTTGTAGGTGTCCTAGCTGGTAAGCTAGTGCCCAAGTGGGCCGTGAGTATGACATGGCCGGTTGAGCCCCAAGTGGTTCCTGGAGTTACCATGCCCAATGCTTCTCCCACGTAAGCTTCCCTCTAGTGAGCCCGCTAGGGCAGCTCACAAGCCTGGTTGCAGTGCAGTTGGTTTAGGTTTAACCTGAACTGCCTACCCCCGTTAATGCAGGATATCCGCAAACGCGTTCCAGTTAAGCGTTCTCGTAAGAGTGCTCTTCCAGCTCGCTGGGAGGTTATCCGGTGCATCCTCGACTGGGCAAGGGGGGAGTTTCTCCCTACTGCGGGCAGTCTTAATAGGTACGCCCGGTTCCTGGACAAGATCCGGGGGGTCCTCGTGACTCGTGGGGTCCCTGGCGGTCTGGCTTGAATTAAAGCCGTCCGCCAAGGTTACCTCCGTTATCTCGGGGCCCTTCCGGGTTCTGCTCAGGAAAGCAAGCTCCGGAAGTGAATCGTCCGTGCTCTTGGACCCTCGGGGTCTAGGGTTGTCCTGCAAAAGGAGGGTCCGATTATTCGGTTTACCCTCACAGCACTAACCTGTCTCCGAGGGTTTCATCTTCCTGTGAAGGTTGATGTTTCCTCGATCACGGATCCGTCGATTCAGACGGATCTTAGCTCCTGGCGTGACTGCATCGCCCCCTTTTGGGTGGCGGTACGGCAACGTACAAGGCTGAGCCTTACGCTTGTACCCTTCTGGCAGAAATATCACTTCTCCGTCAAGGCGGGCCCTGCAAGGGGCCCTGCCATCCTTAGTGCTCTAAGCGAGCTTGGCTCCCTCCCGGGGCCTCTGCTCGAGAGCATTGGGGAGATTGGCGGAGTGGGTCTCCGTAAAAATATGGAGACCCTTCTTGGACTCCTTCCCGCCCTCCGCGTCGGGGGCCCCTATCGCGTCCTAGGGACGGATCAGGGTGTCACCACTCGGAAGATTGTAGGGATTGAGGACAAGGAGGGGAAGACACGGGTGATCGCGATCGGGGACTATTGGTCCCAAGCGGCCCTTCGTCCCCTCCATGTGTGAGTTTTCCGGATTCTCCGGAAGCTCACCCAAGACGTGACTTTCGCCCAGGGATCCTTCGTTGACAAAGTGTCCACCTGGCCGGGGGTATTACCCTCTACTCGGTAGACCTGACTTCGGCAACAGACCGTTTTCCTATCGGCCTGATTTCTGAGGTCCTCGGAGGCGCTCTCCCTAAGAGATACGTCGAGGCGTGGCGGGACGTGATGGTCGGTTATCCGTTCCTCACTCCTGACGGAGTGTATGTTAAATACTCCGTCGGGAACCCAATGGGGTTTTATTCCTCTTGGGGGTCCTTTGCACTTGCTCACCATTTTGTGGTGTTCTGGTGCTGCCATACCCTTGGCATCCGGTGGTCGAAGGCCAGGTACGTCCTCCTTGGGGACGATATCCTGATTGGCGATCCCCGGATTGGGGAGCTGTACCAGGAGCGGATCCGCTCTCTTGGTATTGGGATTTCTGCCAGCAAGTCATACATCTCATCTGAGGTGTGTGAGTTCGCGAAGCGGTACCTGTACCGAGGGGTGGAAGTTACTCCATATCCGGTCTCGTCGGTAGTGGGTAATCTAGGGGATGTTAGTCTCCTAGTGTCGTCCATTGCTGGTGAGGTCCGGAAGGGGTTTGTACCCGCTTCTGGGATTCCTGGCTCGGTTGGGAGTCTGGCCCGGCGTCTGGGGAGAAGGAAGAAGCTCTGTCGTCAGATGGAGCTGAGGGCTCGCGATTGCGAGCTCGCGACCCTTCTCTTCCAGCGCCTCATCACCCCGGTGGAGTTTGTCCTCCGGAGTTCTGGGGCGGCGGAGGCTGAGGAGTTTGATTTCCTTCAGTCTCATGGCCTGGAGATCTTTTCCATGGCCGTTCGTTCGCTAGTCCAGAAGTCCCTTGAGTCCGGTCCGCG